TTAACTGCTATACTTCTCGTCGTTCCAATTATCTAATTCATTCCAGCCTTCCCAATCAGGAATACTTTTACGAATTACATTAGTACGTTCTACAATCATTTCTGCTAGTCCGAATCCTGCATGGACAAAAGGAAAAATAGCATGTACGTGAGAAAAGAATGCTATGTAATAATAGATCGTTCCACTTTTAAGTGCTATCCAAGCATGATAAAAATAATACGACAAATTACATGGTCTTCTGGCCGCTTTTGCCGCATTTTGTAAATGTTCTGTTAAAAACATGTTAATCTCCTTTTTCCATCATTTCTAGTCTAATTTTTTGGGCTTCTTCCAAAGTGTATGGTCCTTTACACCCTTCATTTATTTTTTTAGGTAACGATGCTTCTTCAATTACTGGTAATAAAAACATAATCACCTTATCATTTATTTTTTCAATATAATATCCTGAGTCCAACAAAGTTAAAACCTCTCAGTATATCGAGTTACTATTCTATATTTTTCTTGAACCTCTGTTAATGCCTCACCATCACGAAATGATTGTTTATCTAATTGTTGTTTCGGATCACCGTTAGGCCATATACGCCAACTATCATTATCTATTACATCTGCTATAACAAGTTCTTTGCTCTCTTCTATAATACCAATTTCAATTTTCATATCTATTAATTCAACATTAAATTTTTTCCATGCTTTTTCTAATATTTCAAAACAAGGTATCATTAAATCTTTTCTAATGTACTCAAGAGTTACTGCATCAACTTCTGGCCGCATATATTTTAATGGTTGCATATCATATCGTGGTTCTTTTGGCGGAAAAAGCAACCACGAATCGACCCGACATTCTATTAATGGATCTGTATATACTGTTTCTGTCCACTTGCCATCACGTAGATATAACTCTCGTGCTTTATCTTCTGTTATCATTTCATTACCAACTATTGCATTTTTATGAAAAAATTCTGTTAGCAATGGATCAAATATGTCACCTGATGTTTTACTTGGTTCTCTTTTTAAATAACTACCAAATGCTCGCCTACGCATAACACATTCGACAGGAATCATTTTACATTTTTTTGCAATAAATGATGTTTTATCATTCCTTGTTTCATATGCAACTGGCACACCTGCTTTTTTTAAATGAAACATTACACTACAATTTTGTGAGGTTTTATCTTCCGCTACAGGTAGATCGGCTTGTATAGCGGCGTCGTTTGCAGTAAGAGAATCTTTGGTTGTAATCCGTACTAATGTCGGATCATCTAACATTTCTATTCGTTTTGTTTTTCCTTCTATCATACTTTATCCATAAATTTGATTTTGTTGATTGTTTACCATAACAAAAGTTGCACATTTTGGTATGTCTTTAATTCTTCGAGCTCCAATCATTGTACATGCACTTCTAAGTCCACCTAATATATTTTTTATTGTACCACGAACAGATCCTCTAGATTCAGTTATAACTCGTTTACCTTCTGTGCTTGTGTAACCGTCTTTTCTTGCGCCATGTACTTCTTTTGCACGATCTGAACTCATCCCGTAAAATTCATATTTGCCATCTACTAATTCCGTTTCACTTTCCTCATGAAATGCTAACATGCCTCCTAACATAACAAAGTCTGCTCCTGCACCAAATGCTTTTGTTATGTCGCCAGGTACAGTACATCCACCATCAGCAATTACATGCCCACCTAACCCATGTGCGGCATCGGCACATTCCACCACACCACTTATTTGTGGCATACCAACACCTGTTTGTTCTCGTGTTGTACATACACTTCCCGGACCGATTCCACATTTAATTATATCTGCTCCAGAAATGCATAACTGCTCTGTCATTTCTGCTGTAATGACATTGCCAGCTATTAGAATTTTATCTGGAAAATCATCACGTACACGTTTAACAAAATCTGAGAAGTTCTGTTGGTAACCATTGGCTACGTCAATGCAAATAAATTTGGCTTCAGGCCATTCAGTTAATACTGCTTTTGCAGTTGCAAAATCTTCTGCATCGTTTTTCCAAATAGCATTAGTACCAGTACTAACTACTACATTATTTAAACGTAATCCTTTTTTTACTGCTTCCTTCCAGTCATTAAATGTATATTGCTTCCTAATTGTAGTAAGCATATTAAATTCTTGCAGTACCATTGCCATTGAAAAAGTACCCACACCATCCATATTAGATGCCATAATAGGAGTACCTGCCCAGCTTTGAGGAGATTTGCCCCAATGTCTAAATATAAACTCTCTTTCTAAATTTACACTTCGTCTACTAGATATAGTAGACCGTTTTGGTTGAAGCAAAACATCTTTAAAATCTAATTTTATTTCAGTATTAATTCTCATTAGAACGGACACTCCTCAATTTTATTCTCTTCTATTTTTTTAACCCATTTTAATTTTGTTCGATGGGTATTATCACAGAAGGGTTGTGTTTCTGATAATCCACACCGACAAAATGCTCTTTTTCCATTAATAACTTCTTCCGTCCCATCTTTGTGAATCAAAATAAATTCACCAAAAACTTTAAGTGACTTACTTATTTTTACTTTTACCATTACCAGCCTTTCCATTCATAAGACATGTCAAACAATGGCACATCAACTGCTTTTTTAAGATATTCCACTCCTGAAGTTCCTCCTGTCCCTTGTTGATCTCCAATAATCCGTTCTACCGTTTTCATATGAGAAAATTGCCATTTCTTAACAGCATTTTCAATATTAATAAGGTAATGTTTATACTTGTGTTTCCAAAATTTTGGTAATTCTTTTAAAAGTGCTTTAACTTCTTTATACTGTTTGGATTGTAATCCAGAAGCTTTTCCTAATTTAAATCTAAAATGTGTATATTCCTCCGGCGTCATTGTTGCTAATATGCCCCATACTGTAGTTAGATGTTCAAATATTTTTACTATTCGGTCTAGTGGTATTGTTGGATTTTTGACGGTAAGCTCAAACTGGTGGATGCGTGTATCTATTAAACGAGTTAATTCTTGTATTAAAACTTTAAACCATAATTCAGATGACTGATGGGCAACAATAAACATTAATTCTAGAGGTTCTTGTGATACTGGAGTTTGTGCATCTAATATTTGATCTAAATTTAAATAATCATAGTATTCAAGTTTAGTCTCTTCCATTCAATTGCCTTCTCAAGTGTACATTCAAATTCCGTCCGTTTAAAATTCTTTCGCATACATTATCAGGAAGATGCAGTTTTATTGTTTTACAATTTTCATATGTGGGCTTAACAGTACACATACCTGAAATATGCGTACAAGGAAAATGTGTTTCTTCATATTTTTTTTCAATAAGATAACTTTTTATTAAAACTATTTCTATATAAACGGCAAATGAAAACGCTATGATAAACAAAATTATAATATGTGTTTTACCAAAGAATTTCACATTATTCCTTATTTTGGTGTACTGTTTTTATTAATATTTTTATACGGATTTATCACATCTTTAATTTCTTTAAAATACGGTGTTCCATTTGAATGTTTTGCTCGCCTTAGTCCATATTTTTTCATAGTACTATATATAGGAACCCATGATTCATCTATTATATCTTTTATTTTCATACACCACCTTATTATATTTATGGTAGGGATGACTGGACTCGAACCAGCGACCTCATGCTCCCAAAGCACGTGTTCTACCAAGCTGAACTACATCCCTCTTAAATGGAGCTGACGGAGGGATTCGAACCTCCGACCTGAGGTTTACAAAACCCCTGCTCTGACCAACTGAGCTACGTCAGCGTGGTATAATTACGGGAATTTTTATCGTCTGAATAATTAACAGTATATTTCTTGGGCTTCTTAGCCTTTGCTTCTTCAATAATACTGTCAAATTCGGGGTTGTGCCATCGCTCATGCCAATCGCAATCAGAAGTTGAAACTTCAACATAAGTACCATCTGGTAATTTTTCGCCTATTTTTTTACCACTATATTGATGTTTTTTTTTCTCAATACGTCTGCGCTCTGCATTTTCTTGAGAAATCATATATCGATATTGGGGTGAACGTTCTAATGCTTCGTCTCGTGCAGTAAATCTTTTTGACATTAACGGGACCTCGCAAATTCAAGTTTTTTCAAACGATATGCTGTATCTTCAACAATATCTTGCCATTTATAAAATTCTTGTGCTGTTCTGGCATGCGTAACTTTCCAAAACGCCTCACGAAGTCTTCTAATCAATTCTTTTTTCATCTTTAGTCTCTGTAATAATATTATCAATATCTTTCATTGAAATAATTTTTTGAGCATGTTCAATCTCATAATCAATTATTTCATAATCGAGTTCTTGCCTAGCATCTTTATATAACAATCTTCGTAAATGATCTGTCGCTTCAATTAGTGTTTCAAAATCTGTTCTTCGAGATCGTATATGTCTACTCTCAGTAATTTCTGTGATAAGAACTAGTCTATACATGAGAACTCTTCATTAAAATATTTAAACTAATATAAACACCGTGTTTATATTATAACACATATTTAACTTGAAAGTCAAGTTAAATATTTTTCAATCATTTGTTTTCTACTATGATACTTATGAAGTCTGTCTAAGGTACCTTCGAACACATGTTCTTCTATAGTATCCATTAAATTTGGTGATTGAGATTGTTTTTTTGCTAGGCGGGTTAAATGTTTTATTTTTTCTTTACAATGTTGTAAATATTCTTCCATTTTAATTTTTCGGGATTATTTTTGAAACATCGAATGTGTAAAATTCAATTTGTCCTAAAATACTTTTACTACCTGTCTCATCTAAATCATCTATAAATTCACCTTGGATAATTTCGCCTTCGGCTTGTCGTCCAGACAGTTCTTCTTGTTTATCATGATCGGATTCTGAATATGGAAATCGATATGCAATAGGTTCTTCATCACCTTTATAGGCAACCCAATAAAATATCCAATCGGGTTCCTTAACTGCTGAAGAGAGTACAACAAATTTTCCTTCTTTTACTTTATCTGTTGGATATCCTAACATGCTTTGTACGGTAATATAAGTTGTTATAGTAAGGACAAGTGTTACAGGAATAACAATAAACATCCATATTTTATCTACACCATGTTGTATTAAATCCCATAAAAATATAGTAAGTAATACTATCCAGGCTACTATTAAAAAACTAAATGTTATCATTAACGTCTCTCCTCTTGCTCTATAGTGGCTTCAGTTGCATTTGCTCCATACCTACTAGCTTCGGTACCACCGTATCCACTTGGCGTGACGGTGTAGGTAGGTCCTTGGCGGGGTCCGGTTCCCGACGTTTCATCTGCTGATTGTGGCACGCCTTGTATTTGCTCTCCATGGCCGGTGGGCGGAGGTTGTATTGATGTACTACCGGCGCCGGTCATAATGCCACCGGGTTGCCGCTTTCCAGCGAATCTTATTTGCCTCCTATTCTTTGATTTTACAAAACCGTTAGGATTAATTGTAAATCTTATAACTGTTTCTTCTGCGCCATTCACAGGTAATATAACAATACCAGTATGTACTTCACCGAATGGATTAAGTTTTAGTATTCTTGTTGTTACTTCCATTGGTTTTCTGTTTTGATCGCCCTTAATAGAATATAAATGATTATTAACAATATATTCACCAGGCACAATACCTCTAATTGTCATTACCTCACGATTTAAATAAACTATTTTTTTTGTGCCATCTGCTAATATTACTGTATCATTTGATTGCCCTAAGTCATCTTTATCTAAATGTAATAATCCGGCATGCATGTTAGGGAAGCCAACTATGTTGCCTACAGGATCCATCATCCATAAGTCTATGTCATATGCAGATTGGTGATCCCATTCCATTATAATCATAAACTCAGCTTTCGCTTCTATTTGTGCTTCTTTTTCAACAGGATTAATCAAAAGGAATGCTATCATGAACATAAATGCAAAGCCCAGCACTATGTTAAACAACAGGTCAGTAAATGCTAAACTGCTTTTATATTGAGGTTTACTGTCCATCGCGTCGGTTCTCGTTCTCTACATTAACCAGTTGAATTTTTAATGTTAGTGAACAAATTAGACCAACCAGTGTCGTATATAAGGCAGTACTCATACCCAACGCCATTTTAGATAAGGCTGTTTGAATTGTTGCTGTATTGGCTAAATCGATGTCTGCAAAAGCGCCACTTAGCATTAGTAGAAAACCAGTCACAGTTCCAATCATACCCAAGGCAAGGCATGCCTCAGAAATAAACCATCCTGTGTCGATATTTTGATATTGATATTCGGATTTGTTTGTACACCATCCGATCCATGTTGATGTAAGAATAAAAATTGATAATATAAGAAAACTTATTTTAGTTTGATCGCCTTCATATAAGTCTATGTGTAAATCAAAATATACTGCCACTCCTCCTGCGAGAACTGACAAACAAAAAATAAGCCACCATCTTAGTAGTGCCTTCAAACAATTACCTCCTAAACAGTTTCGACTAATTTATCTGTTAGTCCTTTATAATCGCCTACATGTTCGCCGTTTAAGATAATTTGGGGGAAATTTCGATAGCCGCCTATTTTTTGATACAATTCTCTAGGGGTTAAATCAGTCCCAACTTCTTTTTCTTCGTAGACAATGCCGCGGCCCTTAAGTAATTCTTTTGCCTTATCGCACCATTCGCAGTCAGGGACCTTTACGTGGGTGTATACTATTGTTTCACTCATAATTATTTATCCATTTTTTAGTAGTAATTGTATTAATTCTGATGGCATATTTTCTTTATTTGCTACTGCAAGAATACCATCATATTCTATATCTCTGAGCTCAACCCCATCAGATAATCTTTTTAATGAGTATGACCATCTTCCGGTGTCAACTAATGCATAGTCTCCTTCTTTTACCTCCGTGGCTTCAGGACCTACTGCTTCTACTTTAAACCATCGTGGTCTACTTTCTTTTCCTACATCATTTTGTAGAATTACTCCTGCTTTTGTTGTTATTTCACCTACGTCTAATATTTCTCCAAAAATTTTATCTCGTAGTGGTATTATTTTCATACTTCCTCTTCTTTTATTGAACCATCAGAAAATTCGATTTCTTCAACAACTGTTCCGTCGGATTTTTCAACTACTCGACGATCGACAATTCCTGGCTCATCTATTCCTGTTCTTTTTGTTACTTTATTATATGTTTTTTTAACTTTACTTTGTATGTTTTCTGCTTTTTTAGCAGGCATCGGTTCTTGTTTGATGCTTACTTTTTCACTAGCAGGCTTTGTTGCATCGTAATATGCCTGTTGAACTTCTTCATTTTGTATAATAATTTCTCCACGTCTTCCGGATTTTAGTACATCACCTCTTGCATTAACATCCATATTACCTACTGCAATTTCTTTTTCATTAGCAGAGGCAAGAGCGGCCATGTTTAATACTTTACCTTTAGCGGTTATAACTTCTCTCATTTTAAAAACTCCTTTATATTTAAATTATACTTTAAGCTATTTACTTTATGAATACCTATTAAAAATAATACGTAACTAGCAACAGAACTACCTCGACCAACACCCCATACTATTTTATTTTTACGCATAGAATCAACCAGGTAAATTAAAAATCGCAAAACATTCATCATTTTACGTTCTTCGAACATTGTCATTTCTATTGCAATTCGTTGTTTTTCGTCGTCTGTTTTTACTAAATTTTTAATAAATTCATATACATTTAATGTTTTGTACACATCTGGCATGAACCAATTCGAAAGGCATTTTGTTACAAACTGTGCCTCTGTTAATTCTTTATTGTTTGCATACGCTATTTCATTTTTTTCTAAATCATATTCTTCTATATAATAATTATATTGTTCGGTGTTTTGTGTTTTTTCGGCTTTAACATGATCAAGAGCGTGCCCACCATATATCAGTTCAAATAATCCTTCGTCATTTAAAATAACTTGACCAAATTTATCTTTGTACTTATCCAATATCAATGATGTCATCAAATGCTTTGTCGTCAGTTAGTTTCTGTTGTTCTTTTACTATTAATGTAGCTCTTTTTTCAACCACCATGTTTATCATTACATGAAAGTGTTCAATTACTTGCATATGAGCATTGGCTCTATATGCTGTATTTAATTTTTTAGATAGTTCCTTGTGTTTGGTATCAAGTTCTTCTAATGTAAGACCTGATATATCAAAGAAAGGATTAAACGCTATTGCCATTTTTATTTATTGTGGTGTATTTGCAACATCTTCCCGTTTTGATGAAACATATGCTACTGGTATGGTTTTCATTTTTAATAACAAAAAAGCAACCATTCTATGCCTGCCTTCCATTACGAATTTTATCTTATCGTTTTTCTTTACATATATAGGATAAATTTTACCTGTTTTTTCTATAAACTTTTTTATACGACGGGTACGCTTATAATCTTCCGGAAATTCATCGTAAGTGTTTAACATTTCTTTAATAGATTTTTCAAATATTGTTATAGGTTCTTGAACCATGTCTATATTTAAATCTAAAACTGTTGTATTAAGCCATTCTGCAACATCTTCTAAATCAGATTGTAAATGTTCTTTGTCATCATATATTTCTGATAATTTCATGCGGTACTATTCCCATTTTGTGCTTTATATTCTTGTTCCATTTCGTCTTTCTTTCTCCAACCGTGTACTCCTAAAATAGCGGCAAAAGATATATGAAACATTCCTCCCATTTGTAGTGTAAGAGGCTCCCACCGTGTTGTATCACACACTAAACCTTTATCTACCATTTTATTGCAATAATTTTCCATCTTTATATTCCATACTAATGGTGCGACAAAAAAATCAATCAAACAGATAAACAAATAAACAAGTCCTGCCCAGTCTTTCCAATATCTATTTATAGTTTCGTTTATACTCATTATTCTTCGTCTGGTCGAGTTATTTCAAATAAATTACACTCCCAACCTTTTCCATTAGTTGAACCACCTTCGTTATCTAATTCAGTTGGTTCATTTGGTTTATCGTCAGGAAAAATATAACTTATGCTATTTAAAAAATCACTACCATCTAAATCAATTGTGTTAAACACTAATCGTCTTTCGTCAAATTCGTGTCCTTCAGGAAGTTCAAATTCTGTCCAAATAAACTGACCTTTCTCACTTGCATATGCAGTAAAATAATGCCCTTTATCATAACAGTAGTTATTTCCTTCACTGGTATAACATTCTCGTTGTTCACGAATCATTTCATCTTCTAGCCAATAGTCTTTGCTTATATCATCAAACTCGCCGTCTTTAGCCTCTTCGTATTTGTCTCTAATCTCATATGCATTATCATATGATAAAGTTTCGCCATTTGGGAGGTCAATAGAAATCCAAGCACTTTCTAAATCACACCCATAAATATGATCAATATTATCACAGTCATGCCAGCCTTCACCATCTAAAAAATCCATATCTTCAGGAATTCGATTTTCATCAACATAATCGAACGCATCGTGACAGTATGTTTCTAATTCGTCGTCACCTAAGGCTGTCCAATATTCATGTTGTTCTTCAGTTATTTCGCCTATTACAAATTCGCCTCCATAACCACTAATGTCTATTGTTACTGTATTTTTGTTTTCACTCATGTATCCCCGTCGAGTCTATTTTCGCTACGTTCAGCGTCAAAATGTCCTTCAGGAAACCTTGCTTTGAGTTTATCTACGTTGATTTGTAATACTTCATTAGGGTCGGCGTCTAATGCTGTACAGGCATTTGCCCAGTACCATGCGACGTCGCCTAATTCTTTTATTAATCTTGTACGGACTTCCTCATTTAAGGGTTTTCCTTGGAACAAAATTTTCTTCACTTGCTCAGTGAACTCGCCGCCTTCTGACACTAAGCCAAATGCGGCAGTAATAAGTCTTGGTATATTAATATTGCCCTTCATTTGTACGGGCGATTGTTCTAATTCTGATAATCTATGCAAAAAAGCAGTGTACGATTTAGATTCTTTACTTGTTATTGAATCAACAAATTGTCTATATTCTTCTAATTCCATTACCAGCCTAAATGTTGTTTTTCGTCCTCAGGAATATCTTTTACTGGTGTGAAGCTTTCTCCGCAACCGCAAACATGTTCATATTTGAGTCTTTTAAATATAAATCCTTGCTCAACTAAATTGCCTACTTTATAATCTACTTCTACATCTCCGATTATATCATTAAGGAGGTACTCGTCTACTACTAGTTTAACATCATGTTGTTCAAAAATTAAATCTGATTGATCAATTTTATCTTCATAATCTAAACTATATTTCCAGCCTGAACATCCTCCTGAGTTAGCCCCAACTCGTAAGTAAGAATCTTCCGAATTTCTATTTTCATCGGTAATCATTTCCTTAAAAACATTTGCCGCTTTTTCTGTAATTTTAAGTTCGCATCCAACTTGGTCTGTCATCATTATTTGTCTCCTTATGTTCATGCATAAATGATGTCCTGCAACCACAAGAACCTTTGGCTGAAGGATTATCAAATTTTAATCCTCGGTCATTTAAATTATCTGACCAATCTATTTTTGTACCTTTAATGTATAAGTGGCTTTTTTTATCTACTAAAATATTGAGACCAAATGACTCATACTCTAAATCAAACTTGCCTTTACTAGTTTCAAAATCTACTGTATAAGTGAATCCAGAACAACCGCCGCCCTTAACGCCTACTCGTACTCTTGTATTATCGGCAACCTTCTGATCTTTCATTATGCTTAATACTTTACTAGCGGCTTTTTTGGTAAATTTAATCACTATTCATTTAGCCTTTTTTGCTTTTTTCTTTTTTGGATTCAACCCTTTTACTTTCTTTGCTTTTACTTTAGGTTTAGACGGTGGGGTCTTTTCTTCCTCTATAGGTTCGATAGCAAGAAACTGTTTTACATACTTTATTAATTTATCTATAAAATTCATTAGTTACCTTTTGTATACGCATCGAGGATGCTTTTAGTATTTGCACCATCTTTATATAGGTGTACTACATCCTGAGCAGTTTCTTGGGCTATAATAGATGTATGTTTCACTAACAATACATCTATTTCTTGAATCCTTGCTTGATGCCCAGCCCGTTCAGCATTAAGTTCGGAAATTTCCTTAGCATTTAATTTCATTTTTTTGTTTATAATCTTGGATTGCACCTTTTATTGCATCTTCTGCAAGTACCGAGCAATGAATTTTGACCGGTGGTAAGGACAATTCTTCCACAATAACTGTATTTTGAATCGAATGTGCTTCATCTAATGATTTGCCCTTAATCCATTCGGTTGCTAACGAAGAACTTGCAATTGCACTTCCACAACCAAAAGTCTTAAATTTGGCATCAATTATTTTATTATTTTCCACCATGATTTGAAGTTTCATAACGTCGCCACATTCTGGGGCGCCAACAAGCCCGGTCCCAACATTTATATCATTTTTATCTAAACTTCCTATATTTTTAGGATTTTCAAAATGATCAATAACTTTTTTACTATAAGCCATATTATATCCTTTTATTAATTACATCCCAATTTATTATTTTCCAAATATTATTGAGATATTTTTCTTTATCTGACAGGTAGTCTAATGCCCATGCATGTTCCCACCAATCAATTATTAACACTATGTTATTTACTATTTTGTGATTTGCTATAGTAGATATAGCACAATTTTTATTTATATAAACCCAGCCTGATCCTTGAATGTCCATTGCTTTATTAGTAACCTCAGTTTTGAAGTCATCAAACGAAGCAAATTTGTCTTCGATGAGTTCTTTTATTTTACCAGTAGGGGTGTTTGTACTGTTTGGTGCTTTAAATTGCGGAAAAAATAAATTATGCAAAAATGCACCTGCAATTTGAAAATCGTCTCCTTCGCCTTTGTTGGCGTTAGTAACATATGCTTTATGTAATTTACCATAATGATAATCTAATGTATTTTTGGACATAACAGGGGCCAGCTCTGTTCGTTTATATGGTAATTTTTCCTGGACAATTTTCTTGCCTTTTACTTTTTCAAGTAAAATTTTATCTACTTTTTGAAATGACAAATAATCTTTAAGTGTATACATATTACTATTTATTAGGCGGTCATTATCTCAATACACGAAACGTACAGGTATAGCGACAACCCCGAGCTCAATGGCTATGTTTAAGCGATGGTGCCCTTGAAGGATCTTGTCCTTCTTTCCATTTTTACGGAGGAGCATAATGGTAATCGGGTGGTTATCTTTGAACCCGTGAGTTCGAATCTGCTCCTTCAGTCGATCGTAAACCTGCCCGCGTTCTTCTTGAGTCATATGTTTGTACTCGGGGTGTTTTTTGTAGGCGTTGCCGCGAGTACGAGCAATAACCTCAACTTTTAGATCACGCAACTGTGTGGGTGAAATGTGGTACATCTCTGAAGAGAGGGTGTCGTAATAATCTTTAAATGGGTACATATTACTATTTATTTGGAGGAGAGTGTCTAGCTACTCCAGTTTTATGACTTGGCCCCATATTTTGTATTATATTTGCAACATCTTTTTGGTGTTGTGTCGCTCCCGGAGTAATCATCTCTTTTAAATCTTTAACTGTTGTAGAATCAGTAATAGTTAGTGAACCTCCATCTTCTTCAATAGTTGCCGCACATTTACGAGTTTCTTCTACTATTACTTTGTAAAGCCTTACTGGAGAATCTTTAAGTTGTAGAGGGCCTATAACATCAAGTAAATATAATCCCATGTTTTCAGCAGTAGGATTAAAATTAACAACAACTGTTCCGTAAGGGTCTATTTCTTTTAATGTAGGTACCCACGGATCTTCTTTAAAGATCAAAAATTTGTGATCCCAATTATCTTCTAACCAATTACAAAGATAAGTTTTAATATCACCAAAATCCATTACTCTACCTACAGAATCCAATTGTGGCGCTTCACAGTAAAAATGAATTCTGTAATTATGTCCATGTAAATGAGCACACTTACTTTCGTGTTTATATACTCTATGACCTGTGCTAAAATCATGATAACGATGAGCAGTTATTCTTTTTTTCATTGTGTTCCTATTTGATTTATCTGAGTTCCAAAATTTCAGCACGACCGGAAGTTGTTGAATAACTTGCAATTTCCGCATACGACAAACAAGGACAACCGTCACCGCCGCCTAAGTCCTCGCCCAAATGGAATGTTTCTTTCCACCACTGATTGAATCCTTCTTGATCATGTGCTTGAATTTTGTACTCACTCAGCACTAATTTATTGTGATCAATCCGAAGATTGTCCAACTGTGTTTTTGAAAATTTATCTTTCATCTTGCCCTCCTTTGTTTGTAAATTTACAAATATGTTCCTTTATTCATCTTGCTCCCCTCTCCAACCAATTACTCGGAGGTCACGATCGATGTCAGTCTCGATATATCCTTCTCTACCTGAGCAGTAATAGTCGAGGTAATCTCCTCCATCGGACCGGAGTGTGCTGACAAGATTCCCAGCATAACGCCAAGAACAAGTCCAACAATCATTGCTCGTTTCAGCGCCATGAACATGAGAATTATGATACCACCTAACATTGCATAAAGCACTATAGAGGTTTGTAGCATATCCATTATCATTACGTACCTTTTCTTTTATAATTTGACAATCAATAAGATCTCTTTCAAGATCGGGTTTTGTTTTTTCCATAATCAACCATGTACTAGTATACTGTATTTAGGTCGAAATGTCAAGCTCCTAGTTCTTCTACTGATAATTGTTCCTGCTCGGGTACTTCTTCCCACGTTGAATCTCCTAATTGTCTAACTTTAGCAATACACTTTCCATACGGCGAATCCCATTCATCTGGCCCTATTAATGTTAATGTTAACTTACCTTTTTTTTCATACAAGTAATATTCTTTAAAGTGTACTGGAATAAATCCGCATTTAGCCGTAGCAATTTTTTCTGCTAATTTAACTCTTTCATCTAATTCTTGTGCTTGTTTAACCAATAGATTTGCGTGTTCTCTTAATTTTTTTATTTGTTCATCAGCATGATGTCGCATTGCTGTTAAACTATTTTGTTTAACAACTTCTAATTCTGTACTACCCTTCCATACTATATTTTTCATTTCATAAATAGAGCATTGCTAATATTTTACCTGTTATTATACTAACAATAATAGAGAAAATAATTATGCAACATATTACATAAAAATTCATTTGGCTAATCCTAATGAATAAAATGATGCTTGCACACCTAATATTTGATTATAACAATCATACAAGCAATGATGTTTGGCAGTTTTTGGAAGTTCCATGTCTGTAAGACCAAACAATGTTCGTGTATCACGTATTTGCCAATACTTCCATGGATTGCCTCGTTGTAATATTCTATTTATAGTTTCAATAATCATTATATCAAAAATAGAACCATGCGCCCAAAAATGATCACACCCTTTACAAAATATGTAAAAATCTTTTAATACATCTGCAATGTCGTGTCTGTCCTCTGGATTAAATGCTTCTGCTTTAACTTCTTCGTCTTGTTTTGCCCACCATTCCATTGTCGATTGATCCATTTGTAAACCTATATTTGTGCAAGATTCTGGATCAACACGTCTGTAGAAATGCTCCATATCAAATGGATCTTTTTCCACATCATTGTTTGTAGGTCTAAAACGTACTGCGCCAAATGTTAACAAGACCGCATCGGGTCGAGTACTAAGGCACTCGAGATCTATCATTAAATGATTATTCATATATTATTATAACATATCATATAGGATAAGTCAATTTAAAAATTTAGATAAAGGCTCGATATCTCGTAACATTGCTAGACTATCTATTTCGTCACTAATATTAAATACTTCTAATTCACCGTCATCTTTTATACGATTTACTGAAACAATTTTTTCTATCTCGTCGTTTACTCTATATTTTACTTGAAGTTGAAATATAATATCATCATGTGTGGTAATTTGAATTTTTGCTTCTTTAACAAATTCTATGGCATTAGATTCGGATTCGATATTTTTATCGAAGTTTTGTACGACATTTAATATTTCTTTTAGTACATCATTAATCATGATAACCTAATTGAAGTACAAATTTTCTCGATAAGTTTCGGATTTTTCAGATGGATTATATCTACACCAGAGTTAAAGAGTTTCTTAAAAATATTTAGTTCGGGACCTGTATAATAAGGCATAGAAAGGATGTCTAATTCTTGACAATATTTAAGTTCTTCACTTGTAAATTTTAAACTATCGAATTCAATGATTTTAGGATTGTGTCTCTCAATAGTATCTTTCAAAGTCTGGAAATCATAGCGGCGTGCCATCAACCGGACATCTTTATTCAGCGAGCGTAATTGATCTATCACCTTTATATCTTTACACCAGAAAAAACAGTCTCTAAGCATATCAAATTTTTGGACTAACTCAAGCAGGATTTTGGGTTCTGCTTCTTTGATTTCGATGTATACTTCCAGACGACCTTTTGCATGAGCCAAAACATCTTCCAATCGGGGAACTGGTTCTCCAGCAAAAAATGGATCAAACCAACTGCCGGCATCTAGTTTACAGACATCAGCATAATTCATTTTTTTGATCTCACCTTGTCCATCAGTAGTTCGATTAACCGAAATGTCGTGCATGACAACAGGAACACCATCTTTGGTTTGTCGGACATCAATTTCAACAATGTTGAAACCTAGATCTATGGCTAAATCAATAGCAGAGAGAGTATTTTCTGGTGCAAAAGTTTTAGCACCACGATGACAAACAATCTTTGGATGTGGGTGTTCTGATAGTATATCATTAATCATAATAGCACAACGGAAGGGCGGACTGTTTGTAAAACATTTTATTTAGAACTGGGATACTTGGCTTTCCGGAAGTTTGCCTAGCTGATTGAGCTCTAAATTTTTCAAAATTTTACTGCGGTTGCCCGCCCTATTTATTTTAAATGTCTGTTGTTATATGGGTAAGATTTGATATACTTTCCCATTCTGGTATATTATTTTCGTATAATCTATAAAAATTAATTTCAGGATATTCATAAAAGCAATAAGTAAGTTGATTTACTTCTGCTCCAACTACATGCTGTTGTTCGACACTATTTTGATTAGCGTAATGAGCTGTTCCGGCATATATGTTTTTATATTTCCCGTTACTGTATTTAACATCGAACCCCGCTAAGTACACGTTTTTGGGGTTATTTTGGCATGCATATAAAACTGCTAAAGAACCACAATTCCATTTTTTCCATTTACCTTCAATCGAAATTATTTTTGCTTCCGAACAAACATATTTGCATGGTGAAATAACTTTATGTACTTTGCAATAACTGCTATTATGTATTTCACTTAACATATTATCATCTACAACAAATAATATATCTGGCGCAAAATCTCGCCATAATGCATTGCAACCATATATAATATATTTTTTTTTAAGTTTATGTAGATCTAATTCTTTGCGACTTATACCGTTACCAAGAACAAGAATATCAGACTTCTTCGATTTCGACATTTAAGGGATGGCCATTTTGTCTGGCTTGTGTTGTGGATTCTACGGCTTTTTGTTCTGCTATTTCATATGTATATACTCCGGCAATTCCTTTACCGGTTTCATGGACTTGTGCCATAATTTCTTCGGCGGCCTCCTTTGAATGATGAAATATCTTAACCAATATATAGATAACAAAATCCATAGGAGTAAAGTCGTCATTAATTAGAAGTACCTTATACCTATCAGGTTCTTTTACATTAACGTCAACTGTCGTATCAATATTTTCTTTTGTTGTAGTTTCTATCTCTGCCATACTGAAATATTTATAGAATGCGGTGAATATTCTTCTATTCACCGCATTATATGTTGCTTAATTAACCGTAATAGGAATTTCCTTTGGTTTTTCTTCTTCTGGTAATTCCTGTTCCAAATCTATAGCCAACATGCCATTTTTAAGAGTTGCATTCTTAACAATTACATGCGGACCTAAACGAAAAGTTCTATCAAAAGAACGATTAGCAATACCATGGTGAACAAAGTGTTCTTCGTTCTCATCAGTTTTACTTTCAATCTTACCTTTAACTGTAAGATTACGTTCCTTTTGTAAAACTTTAATATCTTCTTCTCCGAAGCCAGCAATGGCCATCGAAATCACCCATTTACCTTCATCGATTTGCTCGATGTTATATGGGGGATATGCTGTGGATGAACCAGCAAATGAATTAGAGAACTGTTCTAAGTCTCTGAACATTCTGTCCATTCCTACAGTAAAGGGTGTTAGTGAAGTAATGAAATCGCTAAGATTAACGGTTGTGAGGTGTCTAGTCATATTATTCTCCTTTATAAGCAAGACTGAGACGAACTAACCCTACCATAGGCATTAATCCTCTCATATTATTTATCATTATTATACTATGTTATAATAAAAATGTCAAGTTTTTTTTATTCTTTGTTTTATTTTTCCATATTGGCTGGCAAGTTCTAGCCATTCTTCATATAATTTTTCGTCTCGTTTCTCAATTCGAGCAATACATTGGGCTCGCTGTCTCCGGCGCTTATCAGATGGTTTTTCGTAATATTGTCCTTTTTTCAAATCACGTATTATGCCTTCGGCATTAACTTTTTTCTTTAAAATTCTAAGTGCTTTCTCCACATTACCACGTTGAACTTCAACAGAAACTCTTACTTTTTTATGTATCATTAGTTATTTTTTTTTCATTATACCGATTATTCTTGGACCGGTTCTTTGCGGCTCTGTAAGGTATTCTACTCCTTCTAGTAATTCCTCTACTTCTTTAAACAAATCAAACCCTACTTTTATGTGACTTTGTTCTCGACCTTTAAACCGTATTACTATTTTTACGTTATTACCTTTATCTATAAATTTTTGGATTTGTTTTGCTTTGGTTTCTAAATCGTGTTTTTGTGTTACTGGCCGCAATTGAATTTCTTTGATTTCAATTCTAGATTCACGGGCTTTTTTATCTTTTTCTTTTTGTTTCTTTTTTTCTGCGTATACATATTTATTAAGGTCCACTATTTTACAAACAGGCGGATTTGCCTGCTCTGAAATCATAACAAGATCAAGATTTTTTTCCTTTGCTATTTCGACAGCATCTCTTGGGTCTTTTATGCCTAATTGAGTGCCGTCAGTATCTATAAGACGTATTTCTCGCATTCTTATATCATTATTAACTTTAAAATTATGATTATTCTTTTTATCGTATTTCCGTGGATGTTGGATTCTCATTAATTTTTTCTCCTTTAAAGACAAATATTGGTTTTGTATTATTTGAAACACATTTTTCATTTATAACAATTTTTTCTACACCCTCTGCTCTAAGCTCAGGTAATATAAATTGCAGTTCTAGTAATAATTCTTCTATTGCTGAATTAAGCCCTCTTGCTCCTACTTTTTTATTAATACATTTTTTAGCTATTTCCTGACAAGCATCCCCTGTAAATTCTAAGCTAATATCATCCATTTTAAACAGTCGTTGATATTGCTTCACCAATGAATTATCTACATCTAACAAAATATTAACAAGTTCGTCTTCTGTTAATTCTTCTAAATGTGATATAATTGGTATTCTACCTACAAATTCAGGTATTAATCCGTATGTGATAAGATCTTCTGGTTCTACAAATTGTAATAAGTTTTCTGGATCTTTACTATCAGATAAACTAGCACCAAATCCAATGGAGGATCCTTTATTAAGGCGTTTTTTAATTATTTTATCTAAACCTATAAATGCTCCACCAAGAATAAACAAAATATTAGTAGTATCTACAGAAACAAGATCTTGGGTTGGATGTTTACGACCTCCTTGCTGAGGGATTCGACAGTCATATCCTTCTATCATTTTAAGTAGTGCTTGTTGGACACCTTCACCTGATACATCACGGGTAATGCTTGCAGATTCTGTTTTTCTACTTTTTTTATCTATTTCATCAATGTATATAATGCCCATTTCTGCTCTATCTACATTTCCATCGGCGGCTATTAGTAATCTAGTAATAACATTCTCTACATCGTCTCCGACATATCCTGATTCGGTTACAGTTGTTGCATCTGCAATGGCAAATGGTACATCTAATAATTTAGATATAGATTTAGCTAATAATGTTTTTCCAGACCCACTCGGACCCAAAAATAATACATTACTTTTGTCGATTTCAATATCATTAATGTGGGCATTCAATCGTTTATAATGATTATAAACTGCGACACTCAGAACTTTTTTTGCGCCTTCTTGTCCAACAACATATTGTTCTAAGTGATTGTAGATTTCTCTAGGTGTGAATAATTCATAGTTATCAATTTTTGCGGCTTCTTCTTGTATTATTTCATAACAAAGGCGAATGCATCCATCACAAATGTATGCATGTTCTCCTTGGATAAGTTTTGATACTTCATCTTTGTGTTTACCACAAAAATGGCAATTCATAGTTTGAAGTTCATTCATATAAATTACATTACTGGTTTGATGAGCCTAACCATGATTGAAGTCCTCGTAACCCGGTTTTTCTCTTATTAGTACTAACTATTTCATTGTATACTTCTTTTAATGTTCTTTCATCCGCTTTTTCTAATACTTCTTTTATTTCTTTAATGTTTTCTTCTGGTGTAACATTTTCTTCTGGTACAACATCTTTGTTAATTTTTATTTTTTCAAGCATCTTCTGTTCAAGAGCCTCTTCACTCTCCTCTTCCCTCCAATCCCACTCCCCCGCTTTCTCCTTCTTTCCTTTCTCTTTCTTCTCTTTTTTACCTTCTTCTCTCTCCTTCCTTCCCTCTTCTTCTTCCTCCGTTGCAACTTCAACAGGAGCACCGTAGTAGCCCTCTTTTCTTCCTCTTGCCCAAAGTATACTCATATTACCTGCAACAACAAGTAATACAGCCAGTGGATCAAATACAAAAATTAAAACAATTATAACAGCTCTAACAGCAGAATCAAGCATTGTTCTAGCTTCGTCGCCGTAAATCATATCAGCAATATATTTCACAGGACCAACGTCAACTTCTATTTCTCTATACTTGCTTTCATGCTGTAGTTTTGTAACCCTTGCATTATCTGCAACGGTTTGTTCTTTCTCAATAAATTCTTCAAGTTGTATAATTTTTGTATCAATATCTTCTGTTTTTAATTGTGCTTGCTGTCGCAAATCTTGTATTCGTGTGTTAATAATTTTTAT